CCTTGCAGCAGATGGTACAGCAAGCAACAGGAGCCGTTGACTCAGCAGGAATTGCAGGTCAGGTTAACGGCGAGGCTACTGCCGCTGGTATTAGTATGTCTCTTGGCGCTATTATTAAACGTCATAAACGCACTCTGATTAACTTCCAACAGTCATTCTTGATTCCGTTTGTTAAAAAAGCTGCGTATCGTTACATGCAGTTTGATCCAGAGTCGTATCCTGTTGCTGACTATAAGTTTAATGCAAGTAGCACTCTTGGTATTATTGCACGTGAGTACGAAGTTACTCAGCTTGTTCAGTTGTTACAAACAATGGATCGACAGTCACCGCTGTATAATACATTGATCCAAAGCATTATTGACAACATGAACTTGTCTAACCGTGAAGAACTTATTGCAGCTATGCAGCAAGCTATGCAGCCTAACCCAGAAGCACAACAGATGGCTATGGCAGCACAACAGGCACAGCTACAGTTCCAACAATCACAAACAGCGGCACTGGCTGCTCAGGCTCAAGAGTCTCAGGCACGAGCTACTAAGCTGGCTGCAGAAGCTCAAGCAGTACCTCAAGAGCTTGAGATTGACAAGATTAACGCTATCACCCGAAACCTTCGTGAAGGTGACGCTGAAGATAAAGAGTTTGAACGACGTATGCGCGTTGCTGAAACTCTCCTCAAAGAAAAGCAAATAGAAGGTAAAACCAATGTTAACAGACCACGAACTACGGCTTCTCCTCAATCACGTCCACAACCAGTTCAACAACGAATGGAAGCGCCTAGACCGCTTGGAACGCCAACTGGAGGAACTGAGTAATGCCAGTAAAGAAAGACCCAAGACTAGCACGGGTGGGCGTAAGCGGGTACAACAAACCAAAGCGGACGCCTAACCATCCTAAAAAGTCACACGTTGTTGTTGCCAAGGAGGGCGACAAAGTAAAGACTATTCGTTTTGGCGAGCAAGGCGCTAAGACAGCAGGCAAACCTAAAGCAAATGAGTCTGATCGTATGAAAAAGAAAAGAGCTTCGTTCAAGGCACGACATGCTAAGAACATATCGAAGGGTAAAATGTCAGCAGCTTATTGGGCTGATAAGGTAAAGTGGTAGTGAAATAAAACTAACAGCCGTGAGGCTATAACACGTCGAGATGACGTTAGGAGAACACAATGCGAAAACTATTAGTAGCGGTAATGTTGCTGTCGTTACAAGCATCAGCTAATACCAAGATTCTCGTTGAGAAAGCAGATCAGCAGTACGTAGTAGTCCCGGACTGTGTAGTATCTGAAGACGTAACTCAAGTATCACTACGGTGGCTTAGAGTAGGCGCACCAATATATGTTAAACATGAAGGACGACAAGTCCGTTGTACAATTGAAGACTACTATCAAGTGCAGAGTTAGTTATGGCTAAAGGTGTAAAACATTATAAGCGTGACGGTACTGAATATACAGGCGGTACACACAAAATGCCTGATGGCTCTTTACACTCAGGTAAAACGCATGGAAAAACATCTGTAAAACTTTTCCATTTTGAAGATCTGTCTAAGACAGCAAAGGAGAAAGCTATGCCCGGTTATGGAATGAAAGCAACAAAGCCTAAAAAGAAACCTGCAATGCCTAAGCGTGGTCAACGTACAATGACCAATAAGAAAAACAAAAAGAAGTAATTGCAATGGCTAAGTCAAAGAGTAGTCCCAAACCTAAAAACAAAGCACTCTATGCACGTGTCAAGGCAGAGGCTAAGAAGAAGTATAAGGTCTGGCCTAGTGCTTATGCCTCTGGTTGGTTAACCAAAGAGTATAAAAAGCGTGGTGGTACTTATGAGTAAACCTAAAGGTGGACTTACCAAATGGTTTAAAGAGGAGTGGGTAGACGTTAAGACAGGTAAGCCTTGCGGTCGTAAGTCAGCTACTAAGTCTAAGCGTCCATATCCTTCTTGTAGACCTAAAGCTGTTGCTGCAAAGATGACAGCGGCTGAAAAGAAATCTTCAGCTAAGCGTAAAACAGGACCAGCTAAAATTAAACATGCTGTTACAGCTTCTGGACGTAGAAGAAAAACTACAAAAAAAGCTTGACAGCAACAAAAAAACATGCTATACTATTAATATATATAGTAAACTTTAGAGGAATCTATGAACACCGAGCTTGAAACTTACTTTGATAACTACGCTGATTTATTCAACAGTGAAGGTTTCAAACAACTCGTAAGTGAACTTTCCAACAATGCAACACAGTTAGCAGATATTCAAACAGTTAAAGATCAGGAAGATTTGTTTTTCCGTAAAGGTCAAGTAGCTGCTCTTGCATCTGTTATTAACCTACAAGCTACCATTGAAGCTGCTCGTGATCAAGCTGAAGCAGAACTAGAAGAGCCTGTAGATGTATAAAATATTTGACTTCCGTTGTACAAACGGACATGTCTTTGAAGAATTTGTAGAGGGTACTGTTACAACCAGTAGGTGTGGTTGTGGTGCCAATGCTACAAAAATGGTATCTGCCCCGTCTTTTCACCTTGATGGTTCTACTGGGGACTTTCCCGGTCAGCACATGAAATGGGTACGAGAACACGAAAAAGCAGGTAGAAAGAAGTCTCCACAATGATTATAATCACGGAGTTTAATTATGTCACGAGCTATGATGCTTGATCCACAACCTGAAGAGGAAAATGTGGACATCATTGAAAACGAAGTAGATGAGATTCAACAAGAGCCTGAAGCTGAAGTTGAGCAACCTCAAGTAGAAGAACCAAGCCTACCAGAGAAGTATCGAGGTAAGTCTCTAGAAGAAATTGTACAGATGCACCAAGAAGCTGAAAAGCTACTAGGTCGTCAGTCATCTGAAGTAGGTGAACTTCGTAAGGTTGTTGATGACTATATCTCTAGTCAAGCACAACCACCAGCACCTCAACAAACTGTTGAGCCTGAAGACGATATAGACTATTTTACAGATCCTCAAGCGGCTGTCAACCGTGCAATTGAGAATCATCCTAAGATCAGAGAAGCGGAAGAATACTCTACGCAATATAAGAAACAAGCTTCTCTTGCTATGCTTCAAAGTAAGCATCCCGATATGCAAGAGATTCTTAGCGATCCTAAGTTTGCTGAGTGGATTAAAGCTTCAAAGATCAGGACGCAATTGTTTGTAGCAGCTGACCAACAGTATGATGCTGACTCTGCTGATGAACTGTTTACACTCTGGAAAGAACGTAAAACAGTTGCACAGCAAACTGCTAATGTTGAAAAACAGGCACGTAAGCAATCACTGAAGGCAGCCAATACAGGCAATGCACGAGGTAGTGCTGAAGGATCACGTAAAAAGGTATATCGCAGGGCCGACATTATTAAACTAATGAAGAATGACCCTGATCGTTATCAAGCGTTAGCCGATGAAATCATGGCAGCTTATGCGGAGGGTCGAGTCAAATAATCTAGGAGATTGACATGGCTACTGCAACTTATCCGGGCGCAGCCGGTTTTACTGCGAAGACTGAAGCTGGAACATTTATTCCAGAAATCTGGAGTGATGAGATCATCGCTGCTTACCAGAAGAACCTTAAGATGGCTCCTCTTGTAAAGCGTATTGCGATGAACGGTAAGAAAGGTGACAAGCTGCACATTCCAAAGCCCATCCGTGGTGATGCGAATGCTAAGGCTGCTGACACTGCAGTTACTATCATTGCAAACACTGAGTCAGAATTGACTGTTGATATTGACCGTCACTTCGAGTACTCACGTCTGATCGAAGACATCGTAGAAGTACAGGCTCTCAACAGCCTCCGTCAGTTCTACACAGAAGACGCTGGTTACGCGCTTGCTACTAAGATCGATACTGACCTGCACTCTTGCGGTACTGGTTTTGGTGATGGTGGTGCTGTTGTATTCTCTGGTTCAGTAGCTCCTACTGACTACCAGCACTCTGGTTGTTTCTTTAACGACGGTGGTACTACTACTCAGTACACTGATGACACTATCGTTGCTGGCGACGTGTTCACTGATGCTTTCTTCCGTGACATGATCCAGAAGCTTGACGACAACAACGTACCTATGGAAGATCGTGTACTTGTTATCCCACCTTCTGTTCGTAACACAATCATGGGCATCGACCGTTACGTGTCTTCTGACTTTGTATCAGGTCAGTCAGTACAGTCTGGTCTTATCGGTAACCTCTACGGTGTAGACGTTTACGTTTCAGCTAACTGTGCAACTATCGAAGCGGCTGCAGACAACACTGCATCTTCTGCTGATACTCGTGCAGCACTTCTGTTCCACCGTGACGCTATCGTTATGGCTGAGCAGCAAGCTGTTCGTTCACAAACCCAGTACAAGCAGGAATACCTCTCAACACTCTACACGGCTGACTGCCTGTACGGTGTTAACGTATACCGTCCTGAAGCTGGTTTCGTACTCGCAATCGCTGAGTAACGTACTACGGGGAGTCAGTAATGGCTCCCTTTTTCCTTTTCTTTTGTAGGAGCTTTGAATGGCTTTATTTCGTGGCACAGGTGGATCTGGTGATGCTAGTACAGATACTTATGCGTCTGAAGTAGCTCTAGAAGCAACCAGAGCCTCTACAAAAGCAAACGAAGCTGCAGCGTCTGCTACGTCTGCGGCTAATGCACAGGCTGCTGCAGAGGCTGCTCAGGCTTCCGCAGAAGCTGCACAGGTCAACGCAGAAACAGCAGAGACTAATGCAGAGACTGCAGAAACCAATGCAGAGACTGCAGAGAATGCTGCGGTTGCTGCTCAGACAGCAGCTACTACAGCCAAGACTGCAGCAGAGACAGCCCAGTCAGCAGCAGAAGTAGCTAAGACAGCGGCTGAGACTGCAGAGACTAATGCAGAAACTGCAGAGACAAACGCATCCACATCAGCTACTACAGCTACAACTAAGGCTACTGAAGCAGCCACGTCAGCAACCAATGCAGCAACGTCAGCAACTACAGCAACTACAAAAGCATCAGAGGCAGCTACCAGTGCTACTGCAGCTCAAACTGCACAGACTGCGGCAGAAGCAGCGCAGACAGCAGCAGAAGCAGCCCAAGAAGCTATTGATGGTTTGTACCTTGGCACTGCTACTTCTAACCCTACCGTTGACCTTAACGGCAATGCAGTAACTGTAGGTGACTGGTACTTTAACACTACCGACAACACAACAAGAATTTACGACGGTAGTAACTGGAACACAATTAATCCTGACCTTGTTGGTGACACTACGCCACAGTTAGGTGGAAACCTTGACCTAAACAGCAATGACATCACAGGCACTGGTAACGTCAACATTACAGGCAATGTAGTACTTAGCGGTACTGTTGATGGTCGTGACGTAGCCGCAGATGGCACTAAGCTAGACGGCATTGAGTCTGGTGCTACAGCAGATCAAACAGCCGCAGAGATTAGAACGCTTGTAGAGTCTGCTACTGACTCCAATGTGTTTACCGATGCAGACCACACAAAGCTTAATGGCATTGAAGCCTCAGCAGACGTAACCGACACAGCCAACGTAACAGCAGCTGGTGCTTTGATGGACAGTGAGGTAACTAACCTTGCACAGGTTAAAGCTTTTAGTTCTGCTGATTATGCTACTGCGGCACAAGGGGCGTTAGCAGATAGTGCATTGCAGAGTGGGGATAATATATCTGTCCTAACTAACAATTCGGGCTATCTAACGGCCAACCAAACAATTACCCTGACAGGAGCTATCACAGGCTCAGGGACAACTTCTATTGCAACTACACTGTCAACGATTGACGGGGGAACTTATTAATGACCACGATTAAATTAAAGAATGGCTCTGGCGCTCCTACGGCTGGTGACTTGGTAGTCGCTGAACCCGCATTAGACTTGACCAACAAGCGCCTGTACACAGAAGACTCAGGCGGTACTGTTATTGAAGTAGGTACTAATCCTACCAGCGTTACTACTGGAGACATTACTGCAACTGGTACAGCTACCTTTGCTGGCCTTACGACTACGGGTGACTTGTCATTCGGTGACAACGACAAGGCTATCTTCGGTGCTGGTAGCGACTTGCAACTCTATCACGACGGAAGTACAAGTTTTATTGATGATGTAGGCACTGGAAACCTACACATCAGAACGGACGGCGCTTCAATCAAGCTCAGAACCTCTGCGAACGCAGACATGATTGTTGCTGAAAATGGTGGTGCGGCAAAGCTATATCACGCGGGTTCACAGAAGCTCGCAACCCTAAGTACAGGCATCGACGTATCAGGTACTGTGACGGCTGATGGTTTGACTGTTGATGGCAGTGCAACTATTCAAGCAAGTTCAAGTCCGGCACTAATTGTAAAGGATACAACTAATAATGCTGAAGCAAGACTTCAAGCATTCAATAGCACTGCAACAGTTGGAACGCAATCAAACCATTCATTTAGCATAGAAACAAACGATACGAATCGTGCTTTATTTGCCTCCAGCGGAGACATTAGCTTCTACGAAGACACTGGCACGACGCCAAAATTTGAATGGTCAGCTAGTAACGAAAGGTTGGTGCTATCAACCTCTGGCGCATATGCGTTGGACGTTAAAGCATCTGGAACATCGTCAGCAACTATGGCGCAGTTTTCTAATAGTAACGGCTCAGATAAAGCGGCTATTAGGCTAGATGCAAATGGTGACGGTGAGCTTGTATTAATTGACGCAGGAAATAACGAAGACGTTGTAATAACTGCTGGTGGCTCTAGCTATTTTAACGGCGGCTCCGTCGGTATTAACCAGTCAAGTCCCACTAGAAAGTTACACGTTACAAGCGACGGCTCTGGCACTGTTGCGGTTTTTGGTGATTCTGCTAACAACAACACAGTAGAAGTAACTCGAACAACAACTAACGCATCTTACGTTGGCCTATCAGCTACCTCTGCTGCTGGTGGAATTATTGCTGGCCCTACCTTTAAATTTAGCACATGCGACAGTGGTGGTGGCTCTGTAACAGAACGCATGCGCATCGACTCTAGTGGCAACTTGCTGGTTGGGACTACTGATAGCTCTATTGAAACTTCATCTTCAACAGAAGGCGTCAATATATTACCCGACAAAATAAACGTAGCAAGAAGCGCGGGTGTTACAGCCAACTTTAACCGTATTTCTACTGACGGCAACATTGTTCAATTCCGCAAAGACGGCGTTGCAGTCGGTAGTATTTCTGTTACTGCATCTGCTACAGCTTACAACACTTCATCAGACCAACGCCTCAAGGACAACATTGTAGACGCACCTTCTGCTTCTGACGACATCGACGCTATCCAAGTACGTTCGTTTGACTGGAAGGCTGACGGTTCACACCAGAAGTACGGCATGGTCGCTCAGGAATTACAAAGCGTTGCACCAGAGGCTGTGTCTGAAGGCGAAACCGAAGAAGACATGATGGGCGTAGATTACTCAAAGCTAGTACCTATGCTTGTAAAAGAAATTCAATCACTACGTGCGCGAGTTGCACAACTTGAAGGAGCTAACTAATGGCCGCTACATTTAACTGGTCTATCGCCAACACTGAAAGATACTTAGATACAGGCGGCATTTTTGTCGTCCATTGGAGAGTAACCGCAGAAGAAACTGTCGGTGACGACACATTCACCGCCTCTGCATACGGCACTGTAGGCTTTACACCTGACCCTGACGCTGATGACTTTGTTGCTTACGACAGTCTGACAGAAGCTACTGTATTGGGCTGGGTACACGCAGAGGTAGACCAAGACGCTACTGAAGCGGCACTGACAGCTAACATCGAAGCGCAGAAGAACCCTGTGTCTGCTGACGGTATGCCTTGGTAAAAACATTAGTACTCTACTTAGTACTAGAAGGCGGTACTTCAGCATACGTAGGTAAACGGGTTGTGTACCACACCGTCTGCGAATATAAGGAGGTAGACTCAGACTCAGACAAACGCTACCGATGGTATGTTCAAGGCATATATAGTTGTCCAAAGTACATAAGGTATAACGATGATTGATCCAGTAACAGCTATAGCCGCAGCATCTAAAGCCTTTGCTATGACTAAGGCGTTTGTTGAAGCTGGACGTTCAGCAGAAGACACACTAGGACAAGTAGCTAAATGGTACGGTGCAGCTAGTGACGTACTGTTTGATGAGTCGAAGAAGAGCAACCCAAACCCTTTTAAGAAGTTGGTGTTTGCTAAGTCTGCCGAAGCTGAAGCATTAGAGGCTTTTGCAAGAAAGAAGAAGATAGAGGCTCAACGCAAAGAACTACACAGTATCATAGGCATGGCTTATGGTAATCAAGGTTTGCAAGAGTTGAGAGACATCAAGAAGCAAGTAATAAAACAAAGGCAGGACGCTGTTTACCGACAGCAGGAACTAAAGGAACAAATACTAGGCACGTTGTTAGCGTTTGTTAGCTTAGGTGTCTTAGCAGTTCTAGTGATATTCATTGCAGGTGGTTTTAAATGACAAAAGCAGAAGAACTTATTGCGAGACTTGAGGGACATGAGAAAGAGTGTCTAGTGCGGTACGATATGATTCAACGTCAGCTTGATGCAGCAGCTAAGGACATTTCTGTCAATCGTCAAGCTGTCTTTGCTCTGTATCCTTTTATTCTTGGTGCCATTGTTTTTGCTGAGTACATACGATGATTGAAGCACTCATAGGGCCTGTTACAGGGCTTCTAGACAAGTTTATACAGGACAAGGACCAGAAGGCTAA